TGCTGTCTGATTTACTTACTTGCTGTAGGTCGCGATGTTTTAGTGTACTACGTGTAATATCGCGTGGCTCAAAGCTCAATAGATTACGTTTAGCAAACTCACGCAACTCTCTTAAAAAGCCATACCATTTTGCTTTTTCTTCTTCGTCTAATTCACTGCTGATATTTTTACTAAAGTATATTTTAAGCGAAGTTTCATCAATAACACTAATGGTTATGTTGCCGTGACTAACACCGTCAACTGTATAGTCAAAGTTGAAAAAACGTGCGTCTTCTGGATTTTGTGTAGCTTTGGCATTTTCATCGCCTAAACTAACATCTTCAAACCTGTCGCGGATTTTTTCAAATAGTGCTTCGGATATTTTATTAATTTCTCTCATATTGTATTTATTCAATTAGAACATTATGAATGGCATAGGTTCTATAAAGTCATCCAATGTATCACGCATTGCGTTATCAAGTGTTGCATCGTATGTTTGTAATAACATTGCCATACGTACTATTAAAACTAAGCTCATTACCAAGTCATCTGTTTCGCCGGGTTTAGCAGCAAAGCTAGAGCCATTGGCAACAAATGTTTTTAATTCTGATATTAAGTTTTTACTAGCAATGGTCATACGCTTAGTTTCTATTAGATTTTTTAATTTAGAACAAGCTGATATTTTGCTTTTGTTTGTAGTATTAAATCCTTTACGATAGCGTCTGCCAGAGCCCATAGCCTTAGGTTCATTTAAGAATGTTCCTTTGATATTTTCCTCGCCCATTTCGGCTACTGTTATTAGTGCCGCTTCACCTATTGTGTTGTTTTCCATACTATAGTAAATGTTGGTTACTGGCACTGTTTCTGCTAGATAGCGGGTAATTTCACGTAATATACCAATCTGTTGTTGTATTGGTGTGCGATTATGTTGCCATTCGCCCACTTGTATAAAGCTAGGCAATTCGACTATTTGTATTGCGGCAGGGTCGCCACCAGTACCTAAACTTGGGTCTAATGCAACAAGATATGTATTTGCTGGGTTGGGCTTTTTATACCAACGTATCTGACCTTGTCGTTCAATTGGGTCAATGCCGTCCATCTCAATTAAATGCCCTGGGTTAATTAATGTTTCATCCCAAATCAAAAATTCGCAATCCATCTCTCTACGGAAGCGTTCATCACCCAATTGCGCACGTTGTTCGCTTGCCCACTTGTCATCTCTATCCGGGTGTTCACGCCAATAACTGCGGAATGACTTAAACCCATTAACTCCCAATTCAGTGGCATTGCCAAATTCATCAATGCATTTGTTGGCTCCCTTCCATAAGGTAGCAAATTGGTCTTCGTCTGAATTAGGAGTCGATGTGATAATACATTTACCACCTGTTGCTAGGGTAGGACTAATAGAAGTCCAGAATTCACGGCCAATAGTACTACGAACGAACGCAAACTCATCACAGTATAATAATGATATAGAAAGACCACGACCTGTATTTTCGGTAGTTGTACTTGACATGATCCGACTACCGTTTTCAAAGTCTATACTACCTTTGTTGTAGCTAGTTGCACCTGCACGTATAAAGTCCGGACACAGTTCGTATGCATAACGTATACGTGACATAATTTCCTGCGAGCCTGTAAATTTATGTGCGGCAATTAGGATAGTACTATCAGGTACAAACATAGCGTACCATAACAAATAACCAGCGGCACTTGTCGATTTACCTGTTTGTCGAGGCATTAACGATATACTGAATCGATAATTGTGATATGTATCAATAAGTCGTGTCTGATAATCAAACGGCTGATATAACATACGGCCTTGAGTAGGATGTTGTATATAGAAGTAATGACTCATGAAATACTGCGGCCCAGTGATTGGGTCAGCGCATCGAGCAAATTCTATAATTTGCTCTTCTGTAAAGGTCTCTGATTGGTGCGCACGTTTTACTAGTACGCCTTCAAGTGATTTAGCCATACAAATACTTATGTTAGAAAGGAGATTCGCCTGTCAAATAAGGCTTAGAAAACCATAATCGAAACCACTCGGGTGTCCCAGGCTTTACATTATTGTCTTGTTGATAGTTTACTTTTTCCATAGCAGTAACACTACAGTTACTACCTTCGTCACTAGTTTGGCTAGCAGTATATTCTTGTAATTTGGCTAGGCCGCCTAAGCCAGCAAGTGCTTTTATTTCATGTATAGGATCGGCAGAGTCGAGCACTGCATCAGGAATAGTATCCTGAGAATAGTCTTGTGTACGAATTGAATATTGTTTAAACACCGTATTTGTTTTTCTTAGGTTTGGCTACAGGACTGACTTTGTTTACTTTGTTGGATTCAACACTATTCTTGCCGCCGTGTGTTTTACGTTTAAGTCCAAACTTCTTAGCTGTGTGAGCAATAATTTCATCATCGGCATCACTATAACCTACTGTTACAAATTCACTGCCGGTGCCTGCCTGTTGATCAGCGTCTACGTCAGGAGCGCCTGCTAGCTCAATACCAAAGCGATATGCTAGGTATGGGTTAGCGTTGTTATCTAAATGAGGGAAAGACTGAAGATTAGGAAGGGCATTTTTAGAACCCGTTCTAACATCACCTTCAGTAACTATTTCATTAATTTTCATTAGTATTTGCCTGTTAGTGTAGCTATTTGTTTACGTAACTGTTCAAGTTCATCAGTAAGTGCATCGAGTTTATGACTATTTGTATCAATTGCCAATTCTTCACCATCATTTTCAATTTCTAATTGATCAATGTCTGCTTCTTCTGCATCATTTTCTGCGCTAAGTGTTTTAATGTCAGCCATGCTATGGTTGTTTGCTTTACGCACCAATGTAGCCAATGCACTAAAATCATCAGTTGCATCAGGATATTTTGCTTTTGCTACCTTCAGCATGTTTTGTGTTTCTGGATCCATTGTGGATTCAGTAAGTTGCTCAATATATTCGCGCAATGTTTTCATTTTAATATTCGTCGTCTTCTTCTAGTCTACCACGTAGATCAGTTACAGAACCTGTTTGACTATTACTACGCAAAAATGCTTCAAGCCACGGGCGAGTGTATGCACCAACAACATTACCTACTTCTTTAGTAGATTCAAGTTGATTCGCAATTCTAACCGCTTCCGATAATGCTTCCTCGAGTTGATCTATTAGATCAGCCGCGTGGCTAGTGCCTTCATCATCCCAAAGTGCTTCTTGGACTGGCTGTTCTAATGAACTACCGTTTTCAACAATCATCGCATATTTTTTTAATAAGTCTAAACTCATTTTGTTAGACCTTTTAACAAGCTAGTATATTTGCTCCAGCTAGTATCTTTAGCTTCAGCAACTGCCATCGGATTGTCACCTGGTTGTGCAATTTTGTAAGCACGTTTAGTAGCATGTAAGTCATTGCCACTCGGAATAGCTGCATCAATGCCAGCAGTTTGTTCACGTGGGCTGTTTACATATTCTGGATCACGTTCTTCGTCAACTGCATCAATCATACCTTGTGCAATAGCTGACTCTGCATCTTGTGGTAATTCAACTGCTTGTATTACTGGTTGTGCTGTAACTTGTTCCATGCCTGCTAGTTTACGGAATAAGTTAAGTGCATCTTCTTGACCGTTAGCAGTAATGTTGACATTAATATCTTCTTTAACTGTGTAACGTTTACCAGCAACTTCGAACTCTTTAGCACCACTTGCTTTAGCAGCTGCCAATGCACCTGAGAATTCATTGCCTTCTGCCATTTCTGCTTCTGGTAAGGAATCCATATCAACATTAATTTCAGCTGGTGGATTAGGTAGTAATTCAGCTTCATTAACAACACCTGCGGCGGCATAGAATTTATCATGGCTGAAGCGTGGATTTTGTTGTTTAAATATATCAGCGTGATGTTGTGCTAACTCTTTACGTTTAGCCTCATCTGGAATATTTTTAATTAAATCTGCTACCATACGGAAGTCTTTACGGCTTGCAGCTTCATTAATTGAACTTTCGTCTAACTCTTCTAAGCTAGATCTTTCTAATCCAATTTCTTGTGCTACATCAGTTTCGGCAACAGGAGCAGGCAATCCAGCTAATGCTGCAATTTCATCTAATTCTGATACACCACCTAAGTGACTGTTCATTGGAACGCCACATTCTGCAACTTCTTTAGAGTAATGACTATATGATGTTGCTACATCACCTAAGAAATCTTCGTCCATTAAAAGAATGTTTCTAGCACGATTAGGTTGTATACCCTGCGCTACCATTTCTTTACGTACTGCATCAGCAAATTCGCTATCTGCTGTGTTTAAATTAGGATTCTTTTCACATAATGCTTTAGCAACTTGTTCATAGAAGTAGTCTGTTTCTTCCATTACACGGCCTTCAGTTACTTTAGCTAGTTTAGCTTTTTTCAATTCGGCTGAATTATTAGCAATTTTATCGCCAAATTTGATGCCTTCATCTAAATCGCTAACGTCATCTTTCTGTGCAGCGCCACCGTAGGCTTTGCCGGCAACTTTACGGATTGGTGTGTTAGTGTCATCTTTACTACCCATTGCACGCTCATCTTCTTGGCGATCTTTGATAGCCTGTAGACGTTTACGTTTAGCGATTGCATCGGCATTAGGAGCTTCTGGCTCATCGTATGATGCTTCATTCATAGTTGCTTCTTTCTTTTTCATTGCTGCAACATATTCTGCTATTGTACAGTCTGGGTGTTTAGCTTTGTATTTTTCGTAGTTAGCTTTGAACTTAGGATGTTTAGGATTATACAACTCGTAAGGGCCTTGTCCTTCTTTAATTTTTAATTTGCTTGTTAGGTCATTTGAGTCGCCACCGAACATATCGTTAAACGCACCTTTGGCATTGTTTTTATCTTTAACTGCTTTCTTGGGTGGTTGATTAAAAGATGAGGAGTGACGTACACCGTATTCATCGTAGTCGTCGCTACTAAAAGGTTCAGCTTTTTTTTCCTTAACAGCTTGCTTCATTGGCTCTTTCTTGTCGCCATCTTTATCTAAGTCTAAGAAGTCTGGTTTAGCGGCAGCTTCTTTAAAAGTTTGATATTTTGCTTCTAAACTTTTAACTGCTTCGGTGATGCTACCACGTGCATCTACGCTTTCGTAGACTGTAGTAGCTTCTATATCTGGCGTCGATGCGGCAGTATCAGAAATGCCTTTTAACTTGCCTAAGATGTTGTAGATGTTGTTGCTCATTTTATTATTTTCCTTTAACTGGGCTTGGTATTTTGTTTTGTACTGAGCCCACTGGGCTTTGTGTTCCTTGCGGTAAATCATTTGTTGTTTTACCGTTTGCCGGTTCGTTGCCAGCAATTTCAATCTTAGTTTTACTTAGTTCTTTAAGAAAACTACCCTGGCTGTATGCTTTACTGGCTTCTTCACCACTAGCACATTCATCAGCTGAGTATTCTTTATCTAATACTGCTTCACCTTTTTTAAATTCACGCACATCGTTGCCTTCTAAATCCCAACGACGTTGTTCTTCTGGGTGATTTGGTATAGTTACAACAATATTACTTTGAGGAATACCGGCACGCTCACTAACAATAGCAAGTAGCTGTGAATCATTTACTGGATACGTAAGCACAACGTCCATTAAATAGATTTGGCAATTAGCCATACTCGGAAAATCGATGTCGCTAGATTTAATTGGCAAGCGTTTAGCTTTACTAAGACTTTCTAATCCATAAGCATCAAGTGCCGCTTCTAATGCTGCTAATTTCTCCGCTGGATCAATGTTAGCAATCTTAATGCGAAACTCATAAGTCTTGTGACTTTCAGTTAAATGTTGTAGAAAATTCTTCATAGTTTTATATATCCTTACAGTTATTTATTCAAAATTGCTGTTTTAATCTAGCTTACCTTTACCTAATATCTGCGCTAGTAGTGCGTTGCGATCAAGCACTACACCTGCTGTGCCGTCAACTGCATCAAGTAACTTGTCGCCGTCTGTTTTGCTGGCATCTTTAGCCGCTTGCTGATCTAATCGCATCTTTTTAAGTTGTAGGTCAATCGTACGTATCTTGCGATCAATCTTAGCCTGTTTAGCAGTAATAGCATGTCCTAGCAGGGTACCCGCTGTGGCTAAAATATGCCCGCTAAAGCGTGCCTCTACATTCATGCCCAAATCCATTAGGTCTTGGAACTTGTCTTTAGCTAGATCACTTAATTCATCTAGTTCTTTATCTGTTACGTCTAAGTCGTTAACATGTGGTAATGCCGCATCAATCTTATCAATAGTAAGATCCATTTCTTCAATCATTGCTCTGTTTTCTTCTATAGTAGTGGTGGTTTCTTCTACTGTAGGTTCGTCAGTGGGAGCGAGGTTAAATAGTTCTGAAAGCTTCTGAGTAATTTTAAATCTCCTTTTCCATCCAAACACGTTTACCATCAACTAATTTCCAGGTTTTACCTTTGTGGTTCTTCCCTGCAATGGCACCTACTTCTTTAATTCTAGCGATACGTGTCGGCGTGTTTTTAATCCAAGATGCTGTTTTGGTCTTTTTCTTTCCTTTCATTCCGGCTTTCATATTTTCAATACGTGTTGCTGTCCAGTTTTTGGGAGATGCAATCTTCTTGTACATTTCTTCTTTTTTACCACAATCCATATTGTTCATTCGTGTTTTAGTAGCTAGGCTGATTTTTTTCTTAGATTCGTCTGATTGCGTACTTCTTCCTTTAATAGGGGATACTCTACCAGTCATCTTTTCGGAGTGTTTCTTTCTACCTGCAGGACCCATATCCCCGCCATCTCCTTCTTCAGCTTTTAAGTTAGCCCAATCGGTACTATCAACAATATTCCATAATGTAGAGTAATAGATGCCCCATTCTTTTATTTTAGCAGGATCATCTGTTTCTAATAGAATTTGTGTGGTTACATCATTACCATGTTTCTTTAAGTGTCTACTCCATACAATTCCAGACCCTTTGTATTTTTCTGGGTCTTTAATAGTTTTACCTAGATATCTTAATCCGGTAATATTATGAGTTTTTAAATAAAGATATATTGTCATAGTAAACTATTTATTTTGTATAGGTATAACATTATATTTTGTTTGGCGTATGTTTGTACTCTGATTATTGTTGCATACATCGCATAATCCAATATCGCGAGTACTAGTAGTATAAAAATGATCAAGCTCTGCATCAGTCACATTAGTTAAATCTAATGGTTTATATTTTAAATATTTTTGCCAATCTGGATCATCAAGTTGTCCTTTTATTTCTAATAGATACGGTAATACAAAAAACCAACTACATTTGTACAATTTAGATTCTACCAGTGCGTGACAGTGCGGCATGCCGCATCCGTTAGCATAAGATCCTGCAGGATCATTAGTAGCATATGGTTTTATTTGTCCGTCAACTTCAAAATATCCAGCTTTAAAATCTGCCAATCTTGATACTTGAACTGTATTTGATTTTACATGATATATTTCAGCCCACGACGATAATTTATGTAAATTAGTTGATGTTACTGCATCTTTATTATTTTTAAGCCAGTCTACATCAAGTGTTAACGGTATAGACGAAACTTTGTCAGCAGCTAAGTTTTTAACAAATTTATCTAACTTAGCATGATATTTTTTTGCTATGACGTCGCTTGAGAATAATGTAAAATGATCAGTTATGTCCACATTGCAAGGGTGATAAGTTTCACATAGTGTTAATAATGGTTTTTTAAATTTGTCTATTAGCAGGCCATTGGTTAACAAACAGATCACGGTAGTCGGATAGTATTCTCGGATTTTTTTAACTATAAGCTGTACTTTATCCCAATATAGGAACAATTCGCCGCCAATAAGATCTATCGATTCTGGATCAACATACTTACTAAGATCTTCTATACTTTTGTATATTGATTCTATTGTTGGATCATATCGAGTATCTTTAATGAAGTCGGATCCGCTAGAGCAACCACGACAACTAAGATTACACCGATGACCATATATTATTTCAACTGTTTTTAATTTAATTCGTTGCATGGCGCCTAACGTTTAACATTTTTAAAAATATCAAATTCTGATACTACTCTAAATCGCATACCGTGTGCCTTAGCCCATTGATCTGCCATGGCCCATTTAGCTAGGTTAATAGCTACTGATAGTTTGTCACGATAGCTTTTAGCTGCTTCCATTGTTGTTTCTTTACTAGGCTTAATTTCAATAAGTTCAGTATGACGTTGTTGATTTGCATCTAAATAAACTACAAGAAAATCCGGAATATATACAGTATTTTTACCCGTTACTGGATTACGATATGGAATAGTAATTGCTTCACTGGCCCAATTAATTATAGATGGATTATTGTCACAGAAGTTCATAAACGTGAATTCCCAACTTGATCTATATGTAGGTGCACGTTTACCGATATACTTCTCGGTGTTGGTTATTTGATATTTTCCGTTGGCGTATTTTGCCATTATGCAAGTATAGCCCGGGCTATATATTTGTTCATTTGCGGGCTATTACTAAGTCCAAGTAAACTGGTGCTAACCCTGTTTAGATTAAGAAACATTGTTAGATATGCATTAAGTTCATTTTTATTTAATTTACGAAATTCGTCAAGCAG